TATCTCACCCTCGGCTCAATCCCACCCTCTACCAGCTTACTACCGGCTATCGCGCATATCACGCCCCTCCCTGGTATCTCTACACTACCGGTATAACCAGCCTGCGAAAGGCAAGTCCCCATCAGACAATCCAGCTTCATCTCCTTAAGCTGCTCATCAGTAGGCGCACTCTTAAACTCATCACCCAAAAACAAATACAAAAATCCACTCATCGATCATCTCCATAATTGTCATCCCTGCGGAGGCAGGAATCCATCTTCTCTTCTATTAGGCTGTGGCCCTTGCCACTCATCCCCGGCTCGATCGGGGATCCATCTTCTCTTCTATCTGGCTGTGGCCCTTGCCACCTCTGTCATCCTCGCGCATGCGGGGATCCATCTTTCTTCTCTTTCCCAGCCACCCATTCCTCAAACTCATCCCTCGCCGCTTTGAGTTTATCATATTCCACCCGATCACCCGGCAGCGTCAGCAATCTCATCCGATTCCTGATCACCCCAGCCGCCCTGGGATCATCCGCCCGCAATTCCAATGTAAACGTCGGCACCTGTTTTTTTTCATCTTTCGCCATAATTAAATCTCCTGTTAATGTCATCCCCGACTACGATCGGGGGATCCATCTTCTCTTCTATTAGGCTGTGGCCCTTGCCACCTTCCAATCACAACAAATCAGCCAGCACGTATGCCAACATCGAATTAGAACTATCCTTCGTCGGATGAATCTCGATCGACACCTGTTGCGGATCCCCAGTTGAAGTCTTCGCACAAATCATCCCCTGCGCCACCGTTATCTGCGGATGCACTGTCCCAGCCGCCCTGGATCCACCCTTTATCCCTTTCGCCAGTTGCACCAGCGTACTGCTGGCAATATCAACCCCTTCCTTATACGTATCGAACAAATCCACATCATTCGATACCACCGTAATAATCGGCTGGCTCACATCGATATATGCCTCCGTAAAATACACCGCCCCGGCCCCCGTCCCACCATCTTTTTCTTTTCTGACCGCAATCCCAAACGTAATCGATATCGACTGTATCCCTTCCACCAGCGTATTATTCAGCTTCACCGGCCCGGCCCAAAACACCTGATCGATCGCCGGTGTCCCGACCAGCGACTGGTTTGGCGTCGTCACCAACGGCGCATTTGTCCCATCGGATATAGCATACACCTCGAACTGAATCGATCCCGGCTGTTCGACCCCCACATTAAGCGACATCGGCACCACAATCCCCCTGTTAACCACCGCCTTTAGCGCACCTGTAGCGGACCGACTGCCAAGACTCTCAGCAAGCTGACAATACAATGTTACATTATCGGCCGTATCGATCGGATACCCCACCAACGGATCCGCCCCAATCGCCGTAAGCAGCGATTCGATCTCGAACGATTCCAGCCTCACCATCGAATCGATCGAATTTACAAACCCAATCTTAGGATACTGCTGCCCATCCACTCTCGGCCGCTGAATATCAGCCCCGCTATCGAGCGACTGATCCGACATCCCATTAATCGGATTACTGTTCAGATCCACCATCCATATAAAATAACTTTTATGTGGCATTGTTCCATCTCCAAATATTTGTTATTATCTTTTTCATCAATTCCAGCCTACCTCGTACGTGACCTGCATCAATCTTTTATCTTCCTTTTCCTCTCTATCGATCTCCGGAAAGCCCGGCCCACCGATAAGCGATATTCTGCTTATCGCCAGGTACCCCGGCCGCCCCGAAAATTCCTTTATCTCCTCCATAATCTGTCCAACAAAACCATCGAACTCATCCAATGCAACACTATCATCTTTTTCATCTGTCTCCCAATCAAACCACAATCTAACGCTCCCCATTGGCCAATATGATCCGCTCCCCCCCTGTCCGATCCTTTCATCCTCATAATTATCACTAAGCTCTATCAGCGACAACGGCCTACTGGCATCATCTGGCACATCGGTCGTATAGATATATTCCTCCGCCTCGGTAGCATTGGCCGCCCCCACCCACTCCTGAAACTTAGCGGATCCGGCAACACTATTTTTCAAAAAACCCATCGTCTCTATCATGCTTTATCCCTGTACAATTCCGATCCCACCCGCTTAGTCTGTTCTGTAAGCGTCCACTCCGCCCTCCAGAAGGCCCCTTCCGTCCTGTGATTATCCAGCGTATATTTCTTACCTCCGCTTTTTATCGTATCCTTATAATCTTTCGGATCCGGCAAATCACTTTTAGCCACCATCCACGTTTTCCTATGATCAATCAGATGCCCATCACCAGCCAGCCGCCCGGCCCCATCGATCTCCGCAACAATAACCGTGATTTCCGTAGGCTCCCCACCAAACGGCGTAAGCGTAACCGTCTGAGGATCACCCAGCTCATCCTGTAACATTGGCACATCAAGTTTCGCGATCTCTCTAATTTTACTTTCCACCATCTTTCCACCAATTGTCATCCCCGCGCAAGCGGGGATCCATCTTCTCTGTCATTCCTGCGGAGGCAGGAATCCATCTTCTCTTCTATTAGGCTGTGGCCCTTGCCACTCATCCCCGGCCCGATCGGGGATCCATCTTCTATTTCCCGCCGGCCCTTGCCGGCTCTGTCATCCCCGGCTCGACCGGGGATCCACTTCTCTCTATTCACCGCCTTTTACCATAAAAGTAATTGCAATCCCCGCAAAACCAGTCAGCAGCGCGATCAGCAAACTAGCCCAATGCGGCAACCGGTTGCGTAAATGCTTAACAGCATTCCACAGGTCCCTATCCGATTCTTCCAGCTTCTCGATTTTCACACCATGTTCTGTCACTTTATTATGCCAATCACTCTCAGGCGCCATTACCCACCTCCGGTAAGTACTACATACAACCAGCAAGTTTCGGTTGTAAACGTGATGTTATTCCCAGGTGATGTTCTTCGTACCCACAGTTCTATCGTATCCCCCACCTCGCAGAGTATCGTCCCGTCCCCCGGCACAGTCACATCCTTTTGGGTGGTCGGGTTAGTGAATTTCGATGCGGTATTGGTAAACATAGTAGTATTATTATTCTTCGACGCCAGAAACTCCCAATCATGCGCCACCGCCGTGCCATGCCCGCTCCACCGCCACCTGCATCCATACCGCCCTTCCTTCTTAATCTCGATATGATCATCGACATGGTTCGGGTCCACCACGTTAGATGGCCCATTCACGGTAAACGCCATTATCTGATCCCAGTCCCCTTGCGCCACTGAGGTAAGTGTTATCCCGCCGTTATACCCCGATATCTCCCCTTCGATCAGCCCGCCCGGACTTCCACTAAAGCAAAGCGTCCCTGCGACCATTTCAATATCTCCGGCAATGTTCATATCCGCATTAAACGTTATCTTATCAGTATATCCCTCAAATTTTGCCAGAAAACCGTCAACCGTATCGTTTTTGAATATGATGTCAAAATTACTATGCGTCTGATAAATCCGCCCGCCAATTTCCATTCTGTTCGGATCAATTGTCATATAATCCCAAAGATCGTCCTCTGACTGAATCTCTATGGCATTGCTCGTTAGGTTCAGTTCTCCATCGCTATGAGACCTGACCTTTACCACAACGGCGGAAATATCGATAGGAGATTCCTGCGAATATAAACTCAATTCCTCCGGTGAAGATGCCCCATACTCAATCCGTGCAAAAGTCTCCAGCTCCGAATAAAAGTCAATCTTTCTGGTATAGACCGTATCGGCCTCCATTGTACCGGTTATCTCCGCTGAACCGTCTATATCCAAATCGCTCTTAATAAACAAATTACCCCACGCATCGATTATTAGATCACCGGCGATATCTTTAATTTGAGAAGCCTCCATGCCGATAAAGTTGATCGCATGCCCTGTATCCATATTAAGATCACCGCATAAGTTTATATTCCCCGTAGAACTAAGGGTTGGAACTCTCACCAGATGATTATATATAACCTGTGCTCCGGTGGTAAAATAGAAGTTCCCCCCATCCGATTCGATCCCAGCGATCGGCATTATCTGATTCTGATATCGACCGCTCAAATCCTGCGGCGCCGCCGTCGATGCACATCCCCACCCCATCCCAACAATAATCAACATTACAATAAGCGCATTTATAGCTTTCATAATATTTTGTCTCACAAATATATAGAAGCCAGACTTGTTGTCAATCATTGTTGCACCGCAGGTTGCAGACCATCGTTGTAATAAAAGAAAACCGCCCGCCGTTGCGGGCGGCAACATTCAAGATATTGATCAAATACCGCCACGCTCACGTAGTGATATTATTGAACAAATAAGCCGTCGCAACATTAATCAATTCCTCATCGGTATATTGACGGGCTCGAATAACATTACCGCGAGTCCTGTCTTCACGATACGATTCCATCACAACGGCAACCGGGCTATCTTCGTCCCACCGGAACGTCCTGCCGATACACGGCATTTTAATATTATTCTCTGAATTGGTCACGCACAGCATCGCATATTCATTATCCCACAACCGCGCCATACTGGCAGTCTGTCCCTTTTTGGCCGTATTATACAGGCCCCTACCGATAAGCACCCGATCCACACCGAACGCCTCTGCAAGAAGCATAGCGCTCAGCTCACCCTTGACAACCTCCGGATACGTGTATTTGATCCGGTCGATAATCTGAGCATTCAGTCCCAGATCAAGAAAAGTGCTCCTACTGATAACAAGCGTATTAGGTTCGATCCCAACCGCCTCTTCGATCGCCAGCTTCCCGGTATTCACATCTTTTATCGGAACTGCATTGGTGGCATCGTCCCATTCGTGGGTAACTCCATGAGCGGTAAAATTGGAGGCATTGAAAATCATATCGGCAACACGCTTTTCCTGCCGACGTTTAACAACTCCCAGTGCAACTTCCGCGGCCATAGTCTCCACATCGAAATAATGGCTATACAGTTTCACCTCAACATCGTCGATCGGCTCTTCGTAACCGTTCTCTTCACAAGCATAATTATCCATCTCGAACTCGAAATCATCGCGTGTATAAGCCCCTCTGGGCTTTCTCTTTGTCTCCGGTATATTCGCCAGCGCCTCCGCTGGTATCACAGGATATTGCCCCGTTTGTCTCCCAACCGGAAACTCTGGCAATACCTCCATACCGATAAAAGTATTCTGATCGTCGAAAAACTCCAAGGCCACTTCCGCCAGGTCCGGCCTTCCTATCGTTGTTCCACTCGCTGGTCTAGGCATCGTATCATCTCCTTATTCTTGTTTCCATCGGGCAACAAAAAAAGCGCCCGTTCGGAAGGTTCAGGCTCCCAAACAGCCGCCTTTTTGTTCTTACCTCATCTTCGAGATGGCCTATCTCTCGGATGAACCCGTTAATTATTTTTTCGGCGTTCTATTCCGCCGCCCACACACCCTTTTCCTCTTCCACAAGGTAACCATCAGTACCCTCTGCCCGAAGATGGATATAATCACCCAGCTTGGCAGTAGTCTTCGTATTGATCCGGTCTTTATCATCCACACCCGCCAGATCGGCACCCATGATCTTATCAGCAGCGTTAGGACTAACATTCACCGCAACAGCCGCATTTGCCCCGCCATTCATAACGACAAAATCCAACCCGGCCGCAGTCGCAGGCAATGTAACCACCTTGGCATCGACAGTAACATACATCACCTTACCGACATCCTGAATATCGAGCGTCTTATTATCGGCAACAGCCTCGAACGTCTTGCCTACGAAACTCGCCGGCCATCCCGATGAATCGATCCACACAGCCTCGATCAGATCACCATCGGCAGTAGCCGCCTCCACCGCCTGATATATCGGATTACCGTTTGGCACAGCATCTACCTTCCCATCGGCAGCAGGGTACAGCAGCGACCCACCCAAAAACGCACCGGCCGCCGTCACCTCAAAACTGCCCGGATCACTCTTCGAACGAACCGACACACCTTCACCGTTTCCGACCCCATATTCGGTAACCCCGATAAAATCCCCATCGTCCGAATACTCTATCGTACTCCCGACAATCTTCACCCGTCTCCTCTTGGCAATCGCCTCCCCCGTTGTATAAGTCTTTTTACCTTCGATAAACATATCACACCTCAAAAATTAGAGTTTATTTTTACCTTCGGCCAAATCACCAGCCGACAATCTTACAAATCATTCTCATCCACTTTGATATTCGCCCGTTTCATCGCCTTATGAAGCTCCGGATATTTAACCGAACATTCTCTAATCGCCTTACCCCTTTTGCACTTATGCAATTTCGCATATTCATCCACCGCCTCATCGAAATTCGCCGGCCCTCCGGTCTGCTCGTTCTGATCAGGCTCCGTTTGCTCATCGGAAAATTCCTGATGTGCAGCCTGATCGTTATCGCCACCACCACCGGTTTCACCGCCATTTTCTTCGGCCTTCGCCAGCCTGTCCTTGAGCACCTTATTCTGCGCAACAGTCGCCTCTCCGACCGTAGCGCCCTTGCCAAACTGCTCGACCAGGAACCCGGGATCATCACTAAACAATCCCTTGAACTCTCCGAATCGCTTCTTCGCCTCTTCCTGACCTTTCGCAAAAGCCCCATCCACAATCGCTTTATGGATATCGGGATGATCCTTCGCAAAAGATTCAGCCGTCATCTGAGTTGTATCAACCATGTCAGTCTCCTTGTCTTTATTTCCATTATGATTAAAAACTTTCGTTTCACATTTATTCAGAGCGCCAAACGTTACAACGCTCCCTTCCATCACACTCGTATTCGTTATCACCGCCCCCGGCCCTTCAAGCGTATGCCCATTCACCTCAACTTCTTCATTTTCCATAATATGCGTAATCTTGCTATTCGCCGGATCGAATCGCAACGACGCCTCGAACGGAAATCCATTCATTGCATCGGATCGTATCGATTGCGCATGTTCGTTCTCGAGTTGCCTACCCTCCATCACAAACTCACCATCGAACGTAGCCGCCGTACTAAATCCAACCCGCCTATCGGTTTCGTGATCATGCAATATCGGCACGCTTTTTTTCGCCAATCTCATCGACTTCAATTCGAACGCCAGATTTCCCCAAAACCAATGGGCAACAACACTACCATCATACAGCATCAACCGTATATTTTTCTTCTCCTCATCCCCCGCCTCGAACGCACACTCACCCCGCATATTGAATCTAAACGCATCGACCGGCACATCCACAAGTCTGGTATTTTGATCAAATCTATTCATCATCATCACTCCCGATATCGGCATCTTCTTTTTTCAATTGTTCATTGATCTCCTCGTATTCCAGTCCCTGTCCGCTACAGATAATCGACCGGGTAATAGTCCGATTTTCAAGATTCTGCTGATTAGACTTAGACTGCTTAAACGGATCCACATAAGGCCATGTCCTGCATTGCACTTCATGCAAAAACGCATCGGGCCGATCAGACAACGCTTTTTCCTTAATCTTCCGTTCAACCCACCATATCCACACCCGCGAACTATTTGACTTCAGTATTATCTCCTGCTCCACCTCCCAATTCTCCCTGCACTCCATATACGCCACTCTGGCATTCATAAACGTAGCGCCCGCATAATCCAGCGTTATCAGCATCAGCGGCATACACAGCGGCCTTCCGATCAAAGACAACATCCTCAACATAAACGGATCAAACATCGCCCCCGGCCGCGTCTGACCGATCCCGGTAGCGCTCTCCCCAGTCTCACCATATATAATCGTCCCGGCCCCGATCTTTTCTTCCCGGTTTCCCGTCTCCTCATCAGTCCCTGTCCCACTTCCTGTCCCACCATCGGTAGTATTCCCAAGCGAAGGCGGACCACCCATATCATCTTTTCGCGCAATGAACATCGAAAACGCGGCGTTAACGCAAGCCGCCACCAACTCCGCATCAACATATTTGCACAGTTTATCGATATAATCGACCGACGATGTCAGCGCCGGTTCACCACGACTACTGCTAAACCGCTCCGGACTAAACGAATGTATTACTTTTTCGGCCGGATATTTTTGATACCCTTTCGAACCGATAAATCCCCATTTATTCGGTATCCCAATATAATACCCGATCACCCTGTTCGTTTTATTACTATAGGCAATGCCATTAACAACCCTGAAATTCTTGGCATCGTTTTTTCCCCAGGGCGTCCCAAGCTGCTCACCCTCGAACGCCTGCAGTTTGCCGTTGTCCAGCAATATCGTCCCATCATCCCCATCCCGCCGATATCCCAAATATAGCATCCGCAAATATTGATTATATCCGAACCGCCCGGTAGTCTCACACGGCCGATCGACCATCTCCTCTTTCCACAGCGCTTCAGCCGCCTTGTTCCATTCTGGATCACCCGTCCGCGCATGAATCTTCACTCCCCTGCCAACCACCCCATTCCTCTCCGTCCGCAGCAATCCTTTAACCAACGGGTTATTCCTGGCCATATCTCGAATTATATTTCGCAGCTCCGCCAGTCTCATCTCATTAAGCTGCCGGTCACCCGACCCCGTCAAGTCCGACCGTATCGTCCGCGTCCGCCCTCGATCAAGCACATTATACCCGAACCTATCGATAGCAGCCCCGGCCGCCCGAAACTGCTTTCTGCGAAACGCCGCCCGGGGCGATACCACCCCAACCACCGAATCGACTCTCTCACTAAAACTTTTATCTCTCTTACCCAAAATCATTCCCACAAATCTTTATCATTCCCACAAATCTCTGTCATCCCCGGCTCGATCGGGGATCCATCTTCTCTTACGTTTAATCTTCCTCTTCGTCTCCATCCGATTTCCCCGCAGCCCCAATCACCGCTATCAGCTCACCCTTGGACTTATTCCCACCAAGCAGCTCAATCCCACGTTGCCCCGCATACTGTCGCAACTGGCCAACTGTCAGCCGTTCAAGATCCTGACCGACCACCTCATTCTCATCCTCTTTACCGCTATCTTCCTTTGCCACATCTTCCAAATGCTCCCTAAGCCCCGCCAATTCACCCCGCAACTCATCATTTTCCACTCTCAATTCTCCCACTTGCGCCTTAAGTGCATCAATCTCCTCGGCAAGCTGCCTTCGTCTTTCCTGATCACTTGCCGCAACTCGCTTCGGCTTGACATTTCCGGTATCTGCAGTCAGCGTAGTCCCACATTTTCTGCAATTCTTTTTCTTGCCTGCAACCACTACCCGCTCTCTACCGCAATTCGGACAAACTACCTGTGCCATTATTATTCTCCTATAATACAATGTCATTCCCGCGAAACTTGTCCCCGACTATGATCGGGGAGCGGGAATCTATTTTCTCTGTCATTCCCATTCAATACATCGCAACTGTCCTGCCAAGCCCACCTTCAGCCCGAATCCGCCGTTGCAAAGACCTCTCCCGCTCATAAAGCGTCGATAATTTCCCCCGCAGCACCCTTTGCGTATCCAAGCTATAATCTTGAGCCCCGTCCTCGATCTTCTCGATCGCCGCCTGAACACTTTCAAGTTGTTGAGCTAAAGTTGCCATTGCGTAATTATGGACCACAAAATCCGTATAAGCGAATTTATTCCACTGGCTGGAAAATGGACATGCCAAAACAAGCCCGATAATCTTATCTAAGTGGTTGATGAGTCTGGAACTTACGGCCACACGAACTTTTTTTACAAAAATAATACCGTATTTTCACATTTCCCCTGGTTGGCGTTCCATATTGCTCGTATTCGCTAGCCCCACACCACGGACATTTAAGCGGCGGCGGCAGGTATATCACCCCCGTTTTGCGACGTGACCTGGCCCGCTTAGGTTGCTGGCCATCCAGCTCCGGCAAATCATCCAGCAATCCATTACTCATCCGCCAAGCTCCGGTAAACCATCCAGCAATTTCGATCCCGTCGCCCTCGGCCGCCTGCGTTTTTTACGTTGCCCCCGCTTCTTCAGTCCCACCCAATCATTACGATTCCACCACCATGCCGCCGCCGCATACACAGTAGCATCAAACTCATGGTTTCCTTTTCGTTTCACAACCCACCGAAAACTAACCCTGCCTCTCGTATCGGTAGTCTCCACCCGCTCTTCGGCCGTCAGATGTTCGATAAACCACATCTCCGTATCACAATGCATCGATATATATAATTCGGGCGGCTCAGGCGGATCATTGAAATCCCATTCGATATCGAACCGGGTATGCAGCTCTTCTTTGAAACTCGCCGTATGAATCTGCACATAAGACCGCCATTGGCTCTGCGGCAATTTGCGCCCTCTCGAATCCGTCTTAATATACCCTTGCGATACCGGCCCATATTGCCGCGGCGTATCCGTAGCCAGCCCCTGGCACGCATAGCAATTCGCATGTCCCCTGCAAAAATCTTCGACTTCTGTAGTGCGATATCTGCTATCGATATACAGTGCCCCCACGGTTATCCGTCGATCCCCACCAGCGACCGGATAACTCATCGACGCCACAGCCTCCAGCGAGTTAATCGCCTCTGGCAGCACCCCATATTCGATCAAATGCCGGGCCCCATCTTCTCTCCAGACCCACACACAAAAATATATTTCCTTCTGTTGGACATCCGCCCCAGCCGTTATATACTCATATCCATCCGGCACAATCAGCGATTCCATATCCCGCCAGATATGTTTTACAAGTTTACTCTCATCGACCTTGAGCGTCCGCACCTTCCACGGCAGCGCCAGACAGCCATTATAGAACGTCTGTCGTTTCGACAGATCGTCCCCAATCTCCAGCCACTGTTTGGCAAGCTGCCCCCAACTTACCCACGGCACATACAACCTGGAGAAATGTATCCCCCACCGCCGATTCTTTACCCCACCGCCAACCAATTCATATTGCTTAGTCTCCCCTCCCGGCAACTCAATTTCCCACCGATCTCTAACATTGTCATCCTCGCGCACGCGGGGATCCATCTTCTCTTTTCTTCCCTTCGTGCCTTCCCCCGCACTGTCATCCTCGCGCACGCGGGGATCCATCTTCTCTTCCTTTGCGCCTTTGCGCCTTTGCGCCTTTGCGGGATAATCTTTCTTTATTTCTCTCTGACCTCTGATCTCAATCTTCTGCCCTTTCGTCACCCTCTTATAATTCCCCAACATCCACCGCTTCTGACCATCCCGTATCTTCCCTTTGCACCCGATACACTCATACCACGTATTGCCCCTGGCCTCCTCCGGGCTCACACTCTTCCTCGTATCGGTCACCTTCGGCCATTCCACTTGTTTCCACACCAACTTCTGATAATGCCCGCACAGCGGACAAGGCAGATATATGTACCCCTGATCGGACAGTGCAAATTGTTTCAATATCGAATCCCCGGCCATCACCGGCGTCGACAGATCGATTATCTTATACCTACCCTGCCCCATCACCCGCTCACCCGCCAGCTCGAGTGCTCCCGCCTCTTCATTTCGAGCACCTGTCCACTTCGCCGTCTCATCACGAAACACCAGGGGCGCCGATTTAGTGCCAAGCTGTCCCACACTTTTAGATCCTGCCAATGTCAGATTCCCGCCGAAAAAATCTATATCGAGTACAGGTCGCTTGACAGAGACAGGAACTTTCTCACCCAGCGATTTACAACTATCCATCACCTTCTGAATCCGTTTACGCGATACGTACCTCGCATTAAAATCCGTATCGAGAAAGTAAAGTATATTCTTCGGATTACAATCGATTATATAGCAGATAATAATCTGAATCGGCAGCGATTTCCCCGACTGCGCCGCCCCCACAATCACTATCTCATCGATATCCCGATCCTCAAACGCCCTGAATATCTCAAGATGCCACGGTGTGATATCCGGATTGTATGGCCCCACCAGATCAACCCCCATATCTTTGGTAAGCACAACATTCCCCCGCGCCCACTCCTCGATCCCCACCCTCGGCCGCCACCGCCACGCCTCTCGCTCTCTATCCGTCCATGTTACCATCTATGATTTCCTGTCCAACATTTCTCCGCATCTTTTTATTATTTTCTCCTGTTCAACTTCCAATTTTGCATTCTCAACTTTCAATTTCGAAATGGTTTCTTCTGTTTTGAACAAAAGCCCAAAACACAAACAAAAATAACATATCCAAAAAATAGTCACCACAAAATCAAACATCATCTATCTCCATTCTTCCAATCGCCAACAATCGACGAAAGGAAGTGCTGAATGTTATTTACGCGGCTATCCGCCGCCCGTCGATCTCCAATTGTCATCCTCGCGAAAGCGGGGATCCATCTTCTCTGCGCCTTTTCTTCCTTTGCGCCTTTGCGCCTTTGCGGGATAATCTTTTTCTCTTATTAGGCTCTGCCCCTTGGCAGTTGGCTGTGGCCCTTGCCACAAATATCCACCGGCAGTAGTCGCAGCGACTTCGCTGCCGGCGAATATCCAAACTCTCATACTACTAACGAATGTGGCGCGGAGCTTCATCAAACAAACCCCGCCGTCCAAAACGGCAGTTTCTTTACAAGGTCCAAAATTTCGCAACGTCCGCATAAATCATCGAAATAATAACAACGCCTCGGCCGCGGCGATCCGACTAGACCATCCAATCGCAAATCCGAATCATCCATCGCACTTATCACGAACTCGGACAATTCATCAACCGCATCAAAGAAATATTCCATAAGCTCATCAACCAACATCCAATGTTCCTTTATCTGGTCACATTCTGATCATCACGGTCCGGATCATCTCTATCCCCGTGCACTGGCTCTTCCACGCCCCCAGCCGCCACTGCCACACTTATACCATCGCCGATAACCTCAAGTTGCGGCTCATCGAAACAACAATTATTCACAGGCAATCCCTTTTCCAACTCTTGCGCCTGAACAGTCAAACGAACACATCCACGCAGCCATTCTGTTCTGGCTACTACAATACCTTCATACCCGCTAATCTTATCCTTCACCATCTTTCCCATAATCTTATGTGCCATTTCTTTCTTTTCCTTTCTTAAAACAAAAAACCAAAATTTAATTAATAACTACTCTTCAATCCCTCTTCTTAGCGCCTTTGCGCCTTTACGGGATAATCTTTCTTTATTGGCCCTTGCCTCTTATTTGGCTCTGCCAGTTAGGCTGTGCCCCTTGGCACCCCTTGCCACCTACGCCATCGCCACTTTCAACATCAACAACCCAGCCACCACCAAATCATCAATCGCTTTATTCTGTTCGAGCACAACATTTGCATTTTCAACATTCAGCGATTTCCAATATTCCTTCAGCGTCTCACCGGCGTCAATTGCCTGCTGCGTATCCAACCGCGCATACAATTTTCGATATTCACCCACCGGGTCGACCCAATCGCCATTCACAAACGCCTTGATCTCTTCAACGCTCATCCTTACCAACACTGGCGCAAATACCTTCGCCAGCGGTTGCAGCTCACTCGGCAACTTCTCAATCAACCCTGGCAGTTTCTCATCGATCATCGTGTCCACCAGAGATTTCTCCGCCTCCCTTTCCTCTGCAATCGCTTCATTTATATTCTCAGGTATCCTTGTCATTTGTTATCACTTCCTTTCATTTATTCATATATTCCACTTCTAACTTCTAACTTCTCACTCTCCCTGGCTCGCCTCCCAGAACAACCGCCAATGATCCGCGTTCAATTCGATCACCGCCGCCGCCTGCTCACACGTAAACTTACCCACATAGCACCCATCCCTGGGCGGCTCCGCCATGGCCCGCCCCGCCATATCCGCCGACCACGCCACATTCTGCGCCAGCATATTCTCATACCCGGCGTTCAGGTTCACCCCAGCGCACCCACCGAGCAGCAGCAAACAACACAGCCCAAATATCACAACCTTTGCCCCTGCCGTTTTAGAGCTCACCCCGTTATCTCGGGCAAACGCACCGATCCCCAGCGCCCCTATAGCACCCAGAATCAACTCCACTGACATTACCGTTTCCGGATCATCATCCAGCAGATTACCCACCTGCTTCAAAATAAGAATCACCGCCACAATAAGTCCGCACACAGTAGTTTTCCAACTCTTCACCAACGCCGTCTTCATAACACACCTAGCCTTTCCATATCAAGCCTAACCGCCAACGCGACGATCAATTATTTACATCATCTGTCCAATCTATCCGATCCGTCCGATCATCTTCATCGCCGACAATCGACGAAAGGAAGTCCTGGACTTATTTATCGCGGCTATCCGCCGCCCCGTCGATCTCCAATTGTCATCCTCGCGCACGCGGGGATCCATCTTCTCTTCTCTGCGCCTTTTCTTCCTTAGCGCCTTTGCGGGAAAATCTTTCTTCATTTCTTTTTGCCACTTATCAGGCTGTGGCCCTTGCCACTTAGGCTCTGCCCCTTGGCAGTTCGTGGTACCGCCTCCCCCCAATCAAATCATTATCTTTTCGTTTCCGCACCCCACCCCACCCCTTAAAGAAGAACGGCACCCCTGCATGTTTGCACTGATCATGCAATTTGCGTACCCATTCCTCTTTCATCGGCCTGGCCCCCGGCCCGGTTTCTCCGCCACATATAACCCAGTCTAATTTTATATCATCCCAACCACAATAACCACGATTTACTACCCCACCATCCCCATATTCATGCGCCCCACATTTCGGGCACACCCACCAGCCCTCATCATTCGGATCGTCCACCTCCCCATGATCATCCCATCCAGGTTCCCCCTTATACATCTTTTTCAATCCACCTTCCGGCGTATCGTTTTCGACAAACCCCAGCCATCCGCAACCACACTGTATATCCGCTAGATACCCCCACAAATCTATCTCCCCCAACATCGGCTCAATCGAAACGAACCGCACCGCTACATTCATCTGCGCAAGTATTTTTATCTTTCCAACTTCCGATTGATCACAAACCGATACCCCCATCCAAACATTCTCCGGCCACTTCATAATGGCATGCGCCTTTTGAAACTTCACCGCCCGCCACGGTCGCTTGGTTAATAGTATGAACGTATGTTGCGGATGCGCAGCAAAAAACCCCTTGAGCATAAGCAACCACTCCCACGGTACCGACTCATGGAACGGATCGCTCATCGAGCACACGAATATCCGCTTAGGTTGTTTCCACTTACTCACTTTCTCCAGCACCTGGGGCCGCCATAGTGTCCGTCCACTCCACTTTCCATCGGTTATAACCTGCTGATAATCATCCTTCATCTTTGGATTACCTGCCAGCCTAACCGCCATCCGCTCGGCATAGCAGTTTTCGCACCCCAGGCTACATTTCGTACACCCGATTATCGGGTTAACAGTCTTATCACACCATCCGATATTCGACATAATTCATCTCCAATTGTCATCCTCAACTACTCTGTCATCCCCGACTCGATCGGGGATCCATCTTATCTTCTCTGCGCCTTTTCTACCTTAGCGCCTTTGCGCCTTTGCGGGAAAATCTTTCTTCATTTCATTCCCATCAACAATTCAAACGCCTCCCTCGCACAGCTCGGCACTACGGCGTTTCCAAGATTTCTAAGTCTGTCCACCCTAAAGGGTACCCCATCAGCCACTCGACCCACGTCGGGTTCAACAACCCAGCTTGAGATTCCGCCAGGCTCATCCCGTTTTTCCGCCCTCTCTGAGCCTGTCTTTTCCCTTTGCCGCTGCGTGAATCCCTTGCCGTTACCGTCGGCCATGTCTGTACCGCCAACCCCAGTGGCTTGCCCCCCTGTTTGTACTGAGCCGTTCTGGTCCCTTCCGATGCCCTCGGCGTCGGCAACATTTTCGCATGCGGTCCCCGCCCCTCCATCTCCAATACCTTTCCCGTCAATGTCCGGCCCGAGTTCGGGCCCACTCTGCCCTTGTCCGGCTTGCCGCAAAACCCCGCCGCATCCATCACCGTCGCGGTAGGCCACATCTGCCCCCGCGCCGCCCCCACCAGCGTTTGCCCCCGCTTGCCATCCGGTTTGTTCGAGCCCTGCGTCGCCGCTGCTGCCGAAGGGGTAGGCAACGCACCACCACCGATCTCTCTTATGCGGAGCTCCCACCTCCTGAGCCGACAACATTCTCCATCTCGCATCATACCCGCAATCGGCCAGTTCCCCGAGCACAACCGCAAGTGCTCCTTTCGTGATGCCCCGCACATTCTCCAGAAACACAATTCGCGGTCTCGCCATGCGAATAATTCGCATCTGTTGAAAGAAGAGTTCTGACTGTTTCCCTTTGATCCCGGCTCTCTTTCCTGCAGAGCTGATATCCTGGCACGGAAAACCGCCCGTAACCGCTTGAATTTCTCCACCGGCTGACCACTCAATTTGTGCAAGTTCAGATTCTCCGAAAGTTCTAATATTACTCCAGACCGGCGCAACATCGAGATTACCTCTCGCCATCTCTTTCGCGAGAACCCCGACGGCGTATGGGTCGATCTCACAATAGCAAACGGTCCGGCACCACGGGCCCAGGGCAAGCGAGATCCCCCCGATTCCTGAGAACAAATCGAGCGTCCGCAATCTGTCGGCACCATCAACCATGTCATTTTAGTCTCCTGATTTCTTATCTTCTCTGTCATCCTCGCGAAAGCAGGGATCCATCTTCGTTTATTAGGCAGTGGCCCTTGCCACTCCGGTCGCCGACAATCGACGAAAGGAAGTGCTGGACGTTATTTATCGCGGCTTTCCGCCGCCCCGTCGATCTCCAATTGTCATCCTCGACTACTCTGTCATCCCCGGCTCGATCGGGGATCCATCTTCTATTTTCGTACCATTGCCTTTTAGTTGGCACCGGCCCTTGCCGGTCAGGCTGTGGCCCTTGCCACCCTCGCCACCAAACCGCCTACAGCACAGCTCAACTTCCTCATCGACGATCTTCTCGGCCCCCGGAACATCGATCCGCCCTGCGATCCGCCTGCCCAGCATCTCCATCCCGCTCTTAACCGCCCCAATCTTCGCAATCGATTTTCGTTCCACTTCCTTCCGATCAACCAGCAATCCCTTCATCCTCTCCGCCCGCATCCGCACCAGCTCGGCCCTATGTTGCCTCTCATCAGCAGAATATTTCTTCAATCGCCTGTCATCGAGCTGTTGAGCCGCTATCTCTTTCTTCAGCCGATCAACTTCCCACTGTCGCACAACCACCAGATCATATTTATTCTGCCCAAGTTTCGGCATCCCTTCAACTAAGGCCCAATGCCTCACCGTCCGCTGAGCAGTACAAAAGTACCTCGCCAGCCCAGCCGTATCCACAATCAGCGCCCCCGGGCCCAGGCTCGAGCCTGCGCCCCCGACTTTCTTCCCGGTTGCCTTCTTCTTTTTTTTTACGGCGACCTTTTTCTTCTTAATCTTTTTTTTTTACTCACCATCATCATTCCAAAACATAAACATCCGACTTCACCGGCGAATTCTCCAACCGAACCCAGCACCTAACCAGCTCACCAGGCACAAACACCTTCCCAAATCCAGCCACCTTCGCAGCCCCCTCCAGCCCCCAAAGCTGACCACTAACCAAGGTCGCATACTCATACTCACCATCCGGTTTCGTATCTATTCTCTTTTCCTCCGGCACCACCACCGGAACCTCCCTCCACTCCTTCGCCCAAATAAACCTATACTCTTTCCCATCCGGCATCATCAAAGGCACACCAACAGTAACAATCCCCGCCGTCCAGGCCGGCAACACAGATCCATTATTTCCCATAGCTTTTTCCTTTCCTAAAAACAAAACCATTGTCATCCTCGCGAAAGCGGGGATCCATCTTCTATTATTTGGCAGTGGCCCTTGCCACTCCGATCGCCAACAATCGACGAAAGGAAGTCCTGGACTTATTTATCGTGGCTATCCGCCGCCCCGTCGATCTCCAATTGTCATCCCTGCGCAGGCAGGGATCCATCTTCGTTTGTCATCCTCGCGAAAGCGGGGATCCATCTTCTCTTCCTCTTCCCTAGTGCCTAATGCCTTCTTCCAAATTGTCATCCCCGACCACGATCGGGGATCCATCTTTTTCTTTTATTGCCTATTGCCTGGTGCCTAATGCCTTCTTCCCTGTTTCCTCTACTCATCCAAACAACCCCTTTTCTTTTGGAGCCAGCGATTCCCCATTAATCAACAAAACCTCCGGCGCTTCAGTCTTTTTGTATCCCCTTGCGCCCCCGTTCGCTATTCCCTTCATCCTATATACCTTCCTTTTAGTCCACCGGCTTGAAGGATAAAGCCCATCCACCCGCTCATCATCATAATAGCTAACGATCACCCTCGCCTTTTTGAACCGTCCCAACAACTCCGCCAACCGATTATGATCATCCTGGCCAAATTCATGTTCATATTTCCCGCTTCCACTTCCACCCGTCCGCGCCCCACCCATCATATACGGTGGATCCACATACATCGCCAGCATGGGACTATCTTCCACCTTCTCGATCAACTCGAATCCATCCATATTCATAATATTCACGCGACGCAATCTTTCATGCCAAGCTCTTATCGAATCAACCGCGCTGGCAAACCTAACTCCCCCTGATCCCCCACCAGGTGTCCATCGCTTGCTAGGTTGATGATTTTGTCGCTTCGTTCCAGACGTTCCGTTCCTGCCAATCCAAGATACGACAAAGTATATATACGCCCTTTCGATATGTTCATCTGCCACATCTTTAATCGTTTTCGGCGGCTCGATATCCCTGCCCAGGAATTCCACCTTACATTCCTTAAATATATCTTCTGAACACAAAGTCCGATACAGCCTATTGTAGAGTTCCTCCCACCTATCCGATGCAATCACCCTGGCCAGGTTAATCAAATCCCCATGCAGATCGTTCACGATATCATGCGAACACGGTGGTTTCGCCAGCAGCACCGCCATCGACCCACAAAACGGCTCTACATACATCGAGTGCGCCCCCAGCTCCGAAACAATAGTAGGCGCCAACGTCCGCTTCCCCCCAAACCACGCCACCAGCGACCCAATCTTCATTTCCTGTTTCTCAATCACATCTTTCAAATCATCACCTTATGTTTCGCCTTCATAATCGCCGGCCGCGACCATTCTCTAACCAGTTTTCTCCACTCCGGATCCCGCACTACTGCATCCCAACCACCGCCACCCTCGAACAACATAGCAAACGGCATCAATCCCACTTTCCAAACCTCCTCCAACCGCGCAAGCGCCTGGCCGATCGTATCATCCTGATAGCCCACCAACACATAGCACCGCAGTTTCTCCCGGTTATACCCCACCTCTCGCAGCATCTCCGCGGCCCTGACCACACAGGGCCACTGCCCCCGATGATCATAGGCCAAAAATATTTGCTTCACCCGAATACTATTAAGCAATTCGATATGCCAATCATTCAGTAACCTCGCATCCAGCCCACCCGTAAACGATGCCCCCCTCCTTTGTTTCCGCAGCATCTCAAACACTGCTGTGATATGTTCCTTCGGCGCCGCCAGCAGATTATTATCCAGCACATTATTACCTTCCACAATCGCCAGAGTCCGCAGCTCCCCTTCCCGCTGTGGAACAAAACACCACGGACACAGATTCGTGCACCCTCGAGTAGTTATCACATATCCCTTTTTCAGATATCTCCCAGCCACAAACTCCCCGCCCCTGTCGTTGTATGCCGGCCCGCCAAGTGAAACCTTACCCGGGTAATACGCCTCCCACGCCCGCCCCAATCTTTCCGCTTCCCACATATCCCACGTAAACGTACAGCTCACATGCACCTCATCGACCGCCGGCAGGAAATCCGGAAACACCGGGGCCCCCACAAACGCCATCTCATCATCCGGCGTCGCCTTCGTCGATCGCGGAAACACCCGTATTATCTTTTTATTTTTCATCCACTCCCCCACTGAAACCACCCGGCTATCGCCAAGCCAATAAATATCACATCCCTCACCGCCATCCCCCATAACCGCGCCCGCAGATGATACACCAGGCAGATTACATTAGAGACAAACCAAACCGGAAAGCACCATCGAATCCGCGCATTATTAAGCAGCACCCCACCCACCGCCAGAGCCGTAGCCACCAACTGCCCCCCCTCAACCAACCCCAATCTCACCCACCGCCGCCACCCCCAATATCCACAACAATTCGGCAATTCAAACTTAACCCGAACACGATTCATCCCTCCGCATTCCACACATTCTTCATCGATATCCACTTCCCCGCAAAGCTTATTCCTATCCGCAAAACACCGCTGCGCCCACTGAGACCCTGGCACAATTTTCCCTTGCCGTTTGGTTTTTCCATTTGCCATCTTTGCCATAACTCCACTAACCATCAACTTTTACTCGCATAATATGATCGCGCGCCTGCGAGTTCAAAGGTACCCGCCCGCGCGCCCGAAAATTCAGTTTCCAGCCCACCACCCCCATTTTCAGCCCACTCACCCAAACGGCGGCAAGCCCCAAAAAAACCTCCGCACACAAAAAACCCGCGCCATACTTCGACC